CGGGCTGAGCAAGTCGACGCTGGCCAAGTACGCGCGCGAAGGTTGGGACCGCGACCCGGCGACCCTCGACGACTTCCGGAAACAGCACCGCACCAAGCCCGTCGGCACCGAATCGCTGACCCCGCGGATGGATCGCCGGGCGCCCGACGAACCCGACGACGACGACAGCCGGCGGAACTGGTCGGACGAGTACCGCCGGGTGCGCACCCTGCAGGCGGTGGTCGAGCTGAAAGCCCGGCAGGGTGAGTTGATCCGGCGCGACGAGGTCGAGCGGTTGTTCGTGATGCGCGTCGCCGAGGTGCGTGCCGGGTTGCTGCTGCTGCCGCGGCAGCTGGCGCGGCGCCTGGCGCACCAGGACGCAGCCACGATCGAGGCCGACCTCGAGGCCGAGGTGCTGGCGCTGCTCGAGCGCTACAGCCGCGGCGATACCGTGCTCGACGGCAAGGCGCGCAAGCGTGGGAAGGGCCGGCGCGCGTGACTGACACCGCCGACACGCTGTGGCTGCCCGCCGAGTGCGACGCCTGGCGACCGCCTCGGCAACAGTCGGTGTCGGAGTGGGCCGACGAAAACCGCGTGCTGTCGCGCCTGGTGTCGGCCGAACCGGGCCCGTGGCGCACCGACCGCACCCCGTACCTGCGAGAGATTCAGGACGCGTTTCGCGACCGCACGGTCGAACAGGTGACGCTGCGCAAGTCGACGCAGGTCGGCGGCACCGAAGCGTTTCACAACGTGATCGGCTGGACGGTGTCCGAAAACCCGGTGCCGATCGTGCTGGTGCTGCCACGCGACGCCGACGTCGACCAGCAGGTTTCGCGGCGCCTCAAACCGATGTTCGAGGAGTCGCCCCGGCTGTCGGAGGAAATCACCGGCTGGTCGGGCGACTGGAAGGTCGCCGAGCTGGCGTTCCGCCGGTGCGTGCTGTACGGCCGCGCCTCGAACTCGGCCGCGGCGCTGGCGTCGGTCGCCGGCGGGTTGCTGGTGGGCGACGAGTGCGACAAGTGGCCACGCTACACCGGCAAAGAAGCCAGCCCGTGGGACCTGGCGAAGGAACGCACCCGCACGTTCCCGTCGCGGAAGATCGGCCTGGTATCGACGCCGACGGTGCCCGAGGGGCTGATTTCGGTGGAGTTCGAGGCCGGCGACCGGCGCCGCTACTGGGTGCCGTGCCCGCACTGCGACGAATACCAGGTGCTCGAGTGGGGGCAGGTGCGTTGGGACCTCGAGCAGGAAGGCGACCCCCGCCGGCTGAAAGCGAACGCAGCAGCCTGGTACGAATGCCCGCACTGCGGCGAACGCATCGACGACGTGCACAAACGCCGGATGCTGGCGGCTGGCGTGTGGGTGCCCGAGGCCGGCCGCCTCGAGGTGACCGACCTAGGCGTGCCGGTGGTGGTGGTGCCCGACGACGTGCTGACCGACCACCGTTCGTACCACCTGTGGTCGGGGTATTCCCCATGGCTGACGTGGGCCGAGATCGTCGCCACCTGGCTGCTGTCTCGCGACACCGACGCCGGCCGCCAGAACTTCACGAACAGCTGGCTGGGAGAGCCGTGGCGCGAGGTTGTCGCCGAACCGACCCCGGAGGGCGTCGGCCGCCGCGTGCGCGGCTACGAGCGCGACACGCTGCCAGACGCGGCCGAACCGGTGGCGATCACCATGGGGGTCGACGTGCAGAAAACCGAACTGCCGTATGCCATTCGGGCATGGGGCGCCGACGGCGACAGCTGGCTGCTGCGTTACGGCCTGGCGCGATCCTGGGACGTGCTCGAGGGGTTCCTCGACACCGAGTGGCACGAAGGCCACCGCATCGACCTGGCCTGCATCGACAGCCGATACCGCACCGACGAGGTGTACGAGTTCGCCCGCGAGCGCCTCGAGCAGGTGCGCGCGATCAAGGGCGTGGCCGGCGACGCGGTGCAGCTGTTCCATACCACGAAGGTCGACCGGCACCCGTTGAGCGGCGCCCCGCTGCGCAGCAGCTTGATCGTCTGGAACGTGCGGGTGGATTCGTTCCGCGACCGCCTGGCCAAGGCGCTGAACGACGACGGCGACGGCGGCTGGCAGGTGCACGCCAGCGTGTCGACGGCCTACCTGCGCCAGCTGCAGTCGCAGGAAAAGGTCGCAGAGCGCGCCGCCGGCGGCCGCAAGGCGCGGCAGCGCTGGCGCACAAAGGCCGGCCACCGGCACGATCACGCGTGGGATTGCGAGGTGTACAACCTGGTCGGCGCCACCATGCTCGGCGTTGACCGGGTCAAGTCGACGGCCGCGCGCGCCGAGCAGGCACGCAGCAAGCTCGAGGCCATCAGGGAGCGCAAGCGGCAGACCAGGCGCTCCGGTGGCGGGTTCCTCGACGACCTGCGGGGTTCGAGGCCATGAGTGGGTTTCTGGACGATCTGAGGCCGCACAGGCGCCGCCAGCGGCCGCCAGCCGACCAGGACGCCGAACGGTCGCCGGTGGTGCCGTTCGTGCCGTTCCGCTGCCCGCACTGCGGCGCCGTGCACCCGCGCACCTACGGCCAGCGAGGTCGCACCCGGTACCACCGTTGCCGGGCGTGCCTGCGGCTGTACCGGTCGCTCGAGATCGACCCCGACGATCTGGGGGAACTCCCCGGGTTTTCTGCTGTGCAGAAATAGCCCGCTGGACTCCGGCGGGTGCAGGTGGCACCGTCGGCTCGATGGCAGACGAACGGCCGCTGTTTCTGTTCCTCGGCGAAGGCGTCGCCGACGGCCTAGCGCCTGCTCGCACTGTCGGCAGCCTGGTTTCCGGAGACGCGCAGCTTTTCCAGAACGGCAAGTTTCCCCGGAACCGGCGCGACGAGGACGTGCTGCGCGCGCTGCGCACGGCCCGGTACGACTGGTACCAGCGGCACGCGGATGCACTCGGCGTCGACCTGCGGCCGACGATCTACAACCACGTCGGTCTACAGCGTGCCATTTCGACGATCGCCGACAACGGCGACGGCACGTCGCGAGTGTACGCGCCGGCGGCCGGCAGCGCGTCGAGTTACGACACCGTCGTGACGGTGCGCGGTGTCGTGGTCACGTCGGGCGCCGACCCGAACGGCTGGCACTACGGCACGCGCGTCGACAACGACAACTGGGACATTCCCGGAGAGTTCGACGACGCCGGGCACGCGTTCGCGTCGTCGCTGGTGACGGCATCCGGCGGCCGCGGCATCACGATCACGCGCGAGGATGCCCCGCCGTCGCCACTGGGTAGCGGCATCGGGCGGCACTACATCGAAGCCACATCGGGCGACTTTCTGGCCGACGGGTTCCGGCCGGGCCAGCTGCTGACAGTTGCCGGCACCAGCGCCGGCGCGTTCAACGCGCGAACCGATTACTGGCTCGAGGAAGTGACGGCCACGCGGCTGTACATTCGCGAGCAGGGGTCGGCCGGGTTTCATACCACCGTCGCCGGCATCACCAGCAACCTGACGCTGCAGGCGTTCGCGCAGATCGGCGAACAGTCGTTCGACACCTACCTGAACCCGTTTGCGCCGTTTGCCAGCAACCCGAACGGCGTCACCGAGTTCGTGCCGCCGGCCGTCGGTATGTATCCGTCGAACGAGCACGGGGTCGAGGCCGCGTTCGTGGTCGACGCGCTCGACGACGACACGCCGCCGACCGACGACAGCGCCGCGCCGTACGTGTGCAAGCTGCGCGGCGACCTGACCGGCGGCCGCCTGGCCGCGTCGATGGCCGACGGCAGCAAGCCGATCAAGGTGGCCACGTACACGATCACGGCGAACACCAGCGTGCAGCTGAACCTTGACCGGGCGCACGGGTGGACCGGCACCGAACGGGTGTACGTTTCGGTCGGTGGCGCTGGGTTCGAGTCGCTGTCGGACTGGTACACCGCCACGGTGGTCGACGCCGATTCGGTGTCGGTGCCGATCGAGGTGCCCGACCCGTCGACCCTCGACCCGATGACTGTGCAGGAACAGTCGCGCGTGTTCGGCGTCGACTCGATCACGTTCGACGCCGAGAACAGCAAAACGCTGCTCGACCTGTTCGTCGACCTGCTGAACCCGAACGTGCATGGCTGGTCTGGCACGGTGTACGTGCACGTCGAAATGGGGCCGGGGTTCGAAGAACTGACCGGCTACCACCTGGCGACCGTCGAAAGCGATTCGCAAATCAGCATCCCGGTTTACCCGGCCGACCCGGCGGCGCTGCCCGACACGTCGGCGGAACCGTTCTATGGCCGGAACCTCGGCACCGTTGCGGCGCGCGACCTGGTGCCGTCAGTCGTGACAGCCGTAGCCGATGGCACCGAAATCAAAACCACCCGCGACCACGGCCTGACCGTCGGCGACTGGTTGCTGCTCGGCAACCTGACGTCGGCCGTGCCGATCACCGGCGCGCACCAGGTGCTCGAGGTGGTCGACGACGACACGTTCAGAATCGGGGTGATCGTCGACACGCCTACCGACGTCGGCGACGCCTGGATCGCGCGCGGCCGGCGGTGGTCCGACGCCTACCGGACGCAGACCGGCACCACCACGCCGCACAACGGCGGCAGCGCGCTCGAGCACGCGCGGCTGTTGCTGCGCAACCTGTTCGGCGCGATCAGTCGCGCGTCGCCTGCAGTCACGACGCACCTGGCCGGACTGTTCACGGCGTTTGGCCGCGACGAGGACGTCGCGACCGACCCCGGTCTGCCGGCGACCGATCTGCCGAAGTCGAGTCAGAAGATCGACCGGTTTTGGTTGTCGTACGCGAACCTGGCAAAACAGATTCGCGAACATTGCGCAGCGCTGGGCGTCGAGTTCGGGTTCCCGATCACGAACGCCGCCGACCCGTCGCAGATTCCGTGGGTGGCCGTCAACTACTCACCAGACCAGTCGCAGCAGCTGGTGACGGTGAACGGCATACCGGTGCTGAAATCGCCAGTAACGAACCGTTACGTGGCCAGCGCCTGGCTGATCCGCGAACAGACGCAGCTGGCACTCGGCGCGGCCGGCGGCCGCCTCGGGATGGTCGACCCGTACCAGGAAGGCATGACCCTGCAGGCCGACGGCCTGACCTGGACCGGCGAAACCATGCTGCAGGTCGGCTCGAGGTGCTACGACGTGTGGTCGTCGATCATGGCCGGCACGGCCGTCGATCCGACCGACGACGCACCACTCGGCGTGCCGGTCTACTTCCTGATCGGGCAGTCGCAGACGCAGGGCTGGATCGAGGCAGCCTGGCTGTATCTCGACCGGGACCCGAACTACAACGGCAACTGGATCGACGCGCAGACCGGCGCGATTCTGCGAGAGCGGCAGACCTACATCTGGAACCACACCAGCCACCAATTCGAGGAACTCAAACCAACCGTCGGCGGCGCGCCAGGGAACACAAACACACACCCGACCCAAAACACCCTAGGCGCCCCGCTGTTCGGTCCCGAAGTGTCGTTGATCATGATGCTGCGCGAGCGGCACCCCGAGGGGGTGTACTTGATCAAGCTCGCACGGCACGCGGCCAGCATTCAGAACATTCCGCTGATTCCGTCGTGGGACCCCGACGCCGGCGACCTGTACGCCGACCTGTTGTACAGCTGGGATCGGGCACGGCGCTGGCTTTGCGAGCAGGGGAAGGTGCCCGACGTGCGCGGGTTCGTTTACGACCAGGGCGAGGGCGACGCGTTCGAAGAGTGGTACGATTCGTACCCGGCGGCGCTCGACAAGTTGATCGACCGCATCCGGCAGGATTTTCAGACCCGCGTCGACGAGGATCTGCCGGTGATCATCGGCCGGTTGATGGACCACGACCGCCAGGTGTTCCACCGGCCGGCCGTCGACCTGGTGCGCGCCACGCAGGACGCGAAGGCAGCCAGCGACCCGAATATCGTGGCCGTCGACATGGATTCGGTGGCGATCATCGACGACGACGTGCACCGCAGTGGCCGCGGCGCGATCCGTGCCGGCCTGCTGCTCGGCGAAGGGTTCGACGGCAGCCTGGCGAACTACAACCACCCGCGGGTGATCGACTACGAACTCGACCCGTTCGACGACGGCTCGAGCGGGTCGACCGGATCGGGCGAAACCGCCGAGAGTCTGAGCGCGACAGCGTCGGCTGGCGGTGGCACTGTCAGCACGGCCGCCGTCGACCAGGTGTCGAGCGGCGCCACTATCGAAATCACCGGCAGTTCGCAACTCGAGATCGCCACGCAGATCGTCGCAGCGTGCGACGCTGCGATCCTGGCCGGCCTCGAGGTGCTGAGCTATTCCGTCAACGGCCGCACGGTCACACGCAACAGCCTGCGCGACATCCAAGCGCTGCGGATGTATTACGCGCAGGTGATCAGCAAGTCGCAAGGATGGCGCCGCACGCAGGCGTCGTTCGACTGAACCATGAAGACCCGCACCCGACCACCCCGCGTGTTGCAGGAAGCCTCGAGGGCGACCGGCAGGTCGCTGTCGCGCGCTGAACGGCTCGGCGAACGCGTCGACCAGGCGCTGCAGGTGTTCGCGCCCCAGTGGGCAGCGAAACGCCAGCTGGCCCGGGTGCGGCACCACCTGTTCCACTACGCGTACCCGTCGGGCCGCGGCAGCAGGCTGCACGGCGACTGGTCTCCGCAACGCTACAGCGGCGACGCCGCCGTCGACGACCTGGTCGAGCTGCGTGCGAAGTCGCGCGACCTGGTGCGCCAGGAACCACACGCCGCCAGCCTGCTGCGCACGCTCGACGAGAACGTCGTCGGCACCGGCATCCGCCCGCAATCGCGTGCCACGGCCGACGAAACCGGCCTGACCTCGGCGCAGGTGTCGGCATGGAACCGCGCGTGCGACCGCGTTTTCAGCGCGTGGGCGGGCAGCGACCTGTGCGACAGCACCGGCCACGGCACGTTTTACGACCTGCAGTCGCTGCTGTACCGATCGTACAAGCGCGACGGCGAAGCGTTCGTGCACCTGGTGTCGCTGCCCGAAACCACCGCGCCGCGGCTGCTGAGCACGGCCGTCGAGGTGATCCCGCCCGAACGTGTGTCGACCCCCGACGGCTACGCCGCGCAGCAGCTGCCCGACAACCTGACCGAACGGCTACGCCAGGGCGTCGAGGTCGGCAAGCGTGACCAGGCGTTGGCGTACTGGATCGCCAGCGGCAACCCCGACGATCCGCTGCGGTATCCCAACATCGAATGGCAGCGCGTGCGCCGGTTCCGCAACGGCCAGCGCAACGTGCTGCACCTATTCCGGCGCGACCAGGCCGACCAGCACCGTGGCGTGCCGATCCTGTGCCCTGTCCTGTCGACGTTCCGGATGCTGTCGAAGTACATGGAAGCCGAGTTGACGGCCGCGCGCGTGTCGGCGTGCATTTCCATGTTCGTGAAACAGGCCGGGATGCTCGACGCGTCGGGCATCGGGCCGGGCATGACGCAGCAGAGCGACGGCACCGTGCTCGAATCGCTCGAGCCCGGGTCGATCCAGTACCTGGACCCCGGCGAGGAAATCCAGACGTTCAAGGCCGACCGGCCGGGCACCACGTTCGACCCGTTTGTCGAGCGCATCCTGCGCGCGATCGCGTCGGCTGTCGGGCTTCCGTACGAACTGCTGGTGCGCGACTTCTCGAAAACCAACTACAGCAGCATGCGCGCGGCGCTGCTCGAGACGCGCCGCGGCTTCCGTGTCGATCAAGCCATGCTCGCACGCATCGTGCTGCAGCCGATCTGGGAACGCGTGCTGACCGAGGCCTACGCGCGCGGCATGCTGCCGCAGGTGCCGCAGTTCCTCGAGCGGCGCGACGCGCTGCTGCGTGCGCGCTGGGTGCCGCCGGCGTGGGGTTGGGTTGATCCTGTGAAGGAGATTCAGGCCAGCCGCGACGCGGTCGAGGGCGGACTTTCCACGCTGGCCGACGAGGCCAGCGCAAACGGCCAGGATTGGCAGGACGTGGCCAGAGCACGCGCGCGCGAACTGGTGCTGCTGCGCGAACTCGAGGCCGAAAACGACTTGCCACCGGGATCGCTCACCGGTTTGGAGGCAGCCGAGGCGCCAGGGGGTAGTACCTCGGAAGAGAGCGCGAGAGAGGACCAAATCGAGAGCGAACCCGGTGGCGCTTCCGCAGACACCGACGACGACGAACAGGAGCCCGAAACCGATGGCGACACCGAAGACCAGTAGCAAGCGCGTGCCGACCGGCGCGTGCATGATCACGTTCCGCGATACCGGCGTCGTGACGTTCGCGGAGTCGGACGACGACGACGACGACGACGACGAACTCGAGCAGGCCGAGGAAGGCGACGACGACGAGGAAGGCGACGACGACGAGGAAGGCGACGAGCCCGACGAGGACGACGAGGACGACGAGGACGACGACGCCGAGGCATCCGGCCGGCCGCTGTTCGCGATGTCGCCGGTGGCGTCGGGTAACCCGATCATGGGGCATTGGTACTGGGGAAACCTGGCGCTCGACCTCGAGGGCGTGCAGCTTCCGCAGCGTGCCATTCCGGCGCTCAAGGACCACGACCCTGACCAGCGCGTCGGATTCGCCACCCGCCTCGAGGTCGAGGATGGCGTCGGCCTGGTCGCGCGCGGCGAACTGCTGCCGAACAGCGCCTCGGCGCAGGCCGTGCAGGCCGACGCGGCCGACGGGTTCCCGTGGCAGTCGTCGGTGCACGCCGTGCCGCTGTCCGTCGAACAGATCGAGGACGGCCAGAAGGCCGAGGTCAACGGCACCACCCTTTCCGGGCCTGGCGCGATCTTCCGGCAGTGGAAGGTGCGCGAGGTCTCATTTACGGCACTGGGCGCAGACGATGCCGCGCAGGCCGCTGTCGCAGCGTCACACGACGCAGAAACGTACGAGGTGCCCATCGTGG